GCGCACGTTCATGGATGAGAATTGGAATCGTGGCGGCGTGAAAGTCGATTGCAGCCGGTTCACTTCCGGTGCTGATTCCGCTGGTAAGCAGTGGGGCTACATGCTGCCGAGCATCTACTATGATCTTGGCATTTCAATGCAGGACGTGTTGGATTCGCTGGTGAACAACGGCTTGTGCGATTGGCGTACTGATGCCCGGCAACTGCTGTTATGGAACGCGGATAGTGTCGCCATATGCCGTGACTTGTCTAAATCGTGTGTGGTGACGCTTGCTCAGGATGTGTCCGAAGCTCCTGACGATGAAAGTATCGATGGTCTGGCTTCCTCGATCCTTGTACGTGGCGACAATATTAATTTCCGGCAGGATAATCCGAACGCCCCGAAGCCTTGGGGCGGTTGGGAATTGTATTCAAGCCAACAGGGTGTGAACAAGAAGGAGACCGCCGAACAGCTCATCAAACCGACGTTGGCTAACGCGGCTAGGGTGCGCGGACAGTACACGCGATCCGTGAACGTGGTCGAAGCGTCTTGTCTGCCGCTTGTCGATTACACGATAGGCGATTGGATTACCGCGCCTACAGTGGCGAACCGTGAGAAGGTCCGTGTCCAACAGGTCACTTTGCAACTCGACTCGACTGGGTTCAAGGCTTCGCTGATTCTGAACGACAAGAATTATGATTCCTCGGTTCGTTTGACGAAGCGTATGAACGGTATTACCGGTGGTGCTCATTTGGGTGGCGCGTCCGGTGCGATTCCGGCTCCTGAAAAGGACCATCGAGTGCCGAAGGCTCCGCAGAATCTGTCGGCCAATTCCGACGCTTATATCAATGTGAATGGGTATGCGCGTGGCATGGTGACCGCCCGTTGGGATGATGTGACGTTGGCTACTGATGGCACTGCTATGGACATCACGTCGTATGTGGTCGAATATCGTGTGAATAAGACTGGATATGAGTGGCATTCGTCTGGTACTACAACCGAGCACACGTTGTCTTGGTCGAATTTGGATTGTGGTGTTCAGATTCTTATCCGAGTGCGTGCCGTCCCATCGTATTCAGATCAGATGGGCGAATGGTCCAGTGTATTCGCGTTGACCGTCGCCAAGGATACGACGCCGCCTCCGGTCCCATCCAAGCCGATTCTTTCTTCCGAGTTGGGCGTGGTTTCGGTTGCTTGGGATGGGAAAACCGCTGATGGTGGTTCTATGCCTATTGATTGGGATAGGAATATTCTCGGCGAACGTTTGGCTGATGGCGGTTTCAAGGAGATCGCGGCCGTCTCGACCGGTATCGGCGATTATGTGATTACTGGTTTGACGGCTGGCACGTCTCATACTTATGCGTTTCGTGCTGTCGATCATGCGGGCAATAAGTCTGACTGGTCTGCGATTGCCACTGTGACCGTGGCTTCCGCCGTCTCGCCTGATGAGGTCAAGCAGATTCAGAAGGATTTGGCTGACAATCAGACGGCGTTGAAGGATAATACGGCCAAGCTCGATCAGGCGCAGAAGGACATCCAAGCCAACAAGACCAGCCTTGACACGGCGAATCAGACGCTCACGCAGGCGCAATCCGACCTATCGCAGGCGCAGAAGGATATCGCGCAGACCAAGAGCGACCTGACCACCGCGAATGGCGAGATCAGCAAGGCCAAGGAATCCGCCGCCCAGGCGTATGCCGAGGCCCACTCGAAGAACCATACGTTTCGCGGGCCGGACGAGCCGAAGGACAATCTGATCGTCGGCGACCTGTGGCTCAAGACGCAGAGGTATTGGACGAGGTGGCAGGGAGAGAAGAACGCCTCACCGAGCCTCTTGGCTGACTTCTACACGTACTGGCAGGGCGCGCCTAACGCCTCGCCCAGCGTGCTTGTGCCATTGTCTGATCGTGTGATTGACACGCTTGTCTGGGATGGCTCTGCATGGAACCATCTCGGCTATGCCGACGTGGAGCGCAATGCCGACGAAATCGCTCAGGCGAAGTCCGACATCGCGGATAACGCCGCGAAGACCACCGACGCGAAGAAGGCTGCTGAGAATGCCACTGCCGCAGCGAAAAACGCGCAGGGCGCGGCTGACACGGCCAATGGTGCAGCGAAGACCGCTCAGGACACCGCCAATGCTGCTACTGCTGCTGCGAAAAGTGCGACCGCGACCGCCGGTCAGGCCAAGGATGCCGCCAATGCCGCACAGACCGCAGCCGAATCTGCGAAGAAGACCGCTGGCAATGCGGAGACGCTGGCTAACACCGCCAACGCTTCGGCCAATGCTGCCAAGACGGACGCGGCCAATGCCAAGACCACTGCTGCCAATGCGTCGAGCGTGGCGACTCAGGCCAAGGCCACCGCCGATAGCGCGGCCCAGTCCGCCACCGATGCGGCCAATGCAGCCCAGAAGGCCAATACCGCAGCAGCTGCCGCCGCTGGCGTGGCGAACGGCAAGGCCGACGTGCTGATCCAGAGCACGGCGCCGGATACGTCGATGCGCAAGGCTTCGACCCTCTGGATTGACACCACGAATGGTGCGAACACGCCGAAAAGGTGGAATGGTAGTGCTTGGGTGGCTGTGACCGATAAGGCCGCGACCGACGCCGCGAACGCCGCCGTCAAGGCCAATACGGCTGCGAAGACCGCGCAGGATACGGCAGACAAGGCCAATATTGCTGCCGCTAATGCCGCGTCTCAGGCGAATCAGGCTCAGGCCGCCGCGAAAAAGGCGCAGACCACCGCGGATGGCAAGAATCTGATCTACCGTGGCCCCGACGAGCCGAATCATGATGGCTTGAAGCCGGGCGACATGTGGTGGAGGACGCAGAAGTATTGGACTCGCTGGAAGGACGAGAAGAATAATTCGCCGTCCATGCTGGCCGACTTCTACACCTATTGGCAGGGAACGCCGAACGCTTCACCAAGCGTCTTGGTGCCGCTCGCTGACCGCGTGGTGGAAGTGTTGACTTGGGATGGTACGCGCTTCGAGCCATTCGACCTCGTGGCGAACAACATCCTCGCTGCTGGGACGGTGGCCGCGAAGCATCTCGCCGCCGATAGCGTGACCGCCGAGAAGGTCAAAGCCAATGCCATCACGGTGGACAAGCTCGCAGCAAACAGCGTGACCACTGAAAAGCTGGTGGCTGACGCGGTGACCGCCGCGAAACTCGCCGCCAACTCGGTGCAGGCTCGGAACATCGTCGCACTGGCCATCACGTCCGACAAGATCGCGGCCAATTCCGTGACCACGGGCAAGCTCAAGGTCACCGAGGATATGACCGTGGCGCTGCTCAACGTCCACAAGATTCAAGCGGGCGACATTGCGGCTAATGCCGTGACCACTGCCGCTTTGGCTGCTGGCGCGGTAAACGCCGACAATCTGGCCGCTAATTCGGTCAATGCGTCCAAGATTGTGACTGGTGCCATCACAGCCGACAAGCTGGCGGCAAACAGTGTGACGGCCGTCAAGATCGCGGCTGGCACTATCACGTCCGACAAGGTGGCGGCAGGCCAGTTCCGAGGCTACGTGTTCACCGGCGCCGTCTTCCAAAGCTCCGAGGCCGAGAACACCGGCATGAAGCTCAACTCGACCGCATTGCAAATGTGGGATTCGGCTCATAACCAGACCGTCTATTTGGACGGTGAGGGCAAGTCGAATCTGCTGACCGGCACTTTCCAAACCCGCATCAGCGGGCACAGGGTGCGCATCAGCCCCGACTACCAGTCGTACATCATCGGAGGTTCGGAGACGTTCGTTGGTGACGGATTGGAATTCCCCGCATACAACGGTTCCACCGCCTACTACAGTCATCCAGCCATCGCATCGGTCATCCAGTCGAATCAGGTCGGCGCGATGGGCGAACTGGACTTGTGGAGCGGACACGTGAGCAAGAACGACCCCGCCGCGTTCCTGTCTCTCAGATCGAAGCCGCGCAAGAAAGGCGGTACCGGCAGCGGCGGCGTCACATCCAGAGTGCATGCCGTGGCGAACACGGATTACGACGAGCCGGACGAGAGCAAGAAAAGCAGCGCTTTCCTCACTCTGGCCGGCGATAGCGCGAACGGTTCGGAGTGCTGGCTCGAAGCGCAAGACGCGAACGGCGAGGTCGGAGTCGGCGCGAACATCGGCACCGGATACGTGTATCTCGGCGGCTATCTTGGCGGCATCACGAACCGTTCTACGTTCCATGCCCAGGCTGCGTGGAAGGCGTGGTATCCGAATCCCGGCTCGAAGATTGCGACCGGCGCTTCCATGCAAGTCGATTGCACGTTCAGCCCGACGAAATACGGCCACTATTACGTCGTCGCGAACGCGGATTCACAATGGGCGGGCATCATCGCGCACCCGATGAACACGGGCGGTCAGAGCGGCTTCACATTGAAGCTGTATAACGCCGACCAGCCTTGTCCGGTGGATGTTTACGCGGAATTCCTGGCTTATTTGGTCAAATGATTGGAGGAAATCTTGTCAGCGACTTTTGAAATGGATGATAACGGATTGTGTATCATCCGCTGCAATCCGCCCATAAACGGAGCGGACAGTTTCGTGTTCACGCCCGACGTGCTCGTCTCGTGGAAGGCGCTGCTCGGATTGGCTTCGACCCGTGAGGCGGTAGCGGCGATCATGCAGGGCAGGGAGGACACGAGCCGATACGATTCGAAGACCGGCAGGGGCGTGTGGACTGGAGCGTTCGAGGCGTTGGAGGCGGCTTTGGCGGATTCCGCCACCAGTGTGAGCATGCTCGCCGCCGATGGGGAAGTGTTGGACGATCCGCTGACCGCCGCGCGCAATCAGGCGCGTGAGGGCATGAATCTGCCGGTCATGTCGAATGAGACGGACGCGAATCTCATTGCCACACTGTCCGTTGATGACTCCGATGAGGAGCCGTCGAGTGGCATTGACACAAGCATGACCAAAAACATTGAGGGTCTTGACGATTTCCTCAATGACGAGTCCAGTCAATCAAATCTGGACGAGTGCGAGGAGAGATTTTACCAATCCCTCATGCCACGACCTCAAAACAACCAACAATAAGGAGATTGATTATGGCCGATGTGACCACTGAGACCACTACCGATACCACTACTGCCGTGACGCCCTCTGAGCCGTCTGGCGTGCTTGATTTGCGTCCGCCGAAGGAGTCGGTGCGAGCGGAATTGTGCCGATTGGGATTGGAGTTTTCCAGCGCTGACGGCACTACCGAATCGTGGCGCGACTACCAGCGTGGCGTGCTTGCGACCTTCGATGATTCCGGCGCGTCCGTCACTTTGACGGACGTGAAGACGAATCTCGGACGCACCCTCACCTTGGACGAGCTTAAGGCCGTGACTCGTATCGACACGATGACCGCCGCCGACTAATCCAGCATTCCAATTTTTTCAACCCCTGCAATCCACACGGATTGCGGGGGTTTCGCATTTCAAAGGAGATATTTTGACTCAGCAGATTCCAGCCGACGCGAACGACGTCATCGACTATCTTTCCGCGCAAATCGGCACTCTCAACAAGCAAAACGCAATCCTGAACAGCCAACTCGCGGCGGCCATGAAACTGATCCCGCAGGATGTGCTCGACAGTCTCGATAACAGCCTTGATAAGGAGGCTGCGAATGCAGAGGATTAACTGGTTTCCCGACCCGCTCATCACCGGCACCATGAAAATCGAGACGGGCAACAACGCGAAGATCGACTACCTGGTCGTGAACAACCGCAATTGGGTGCGGGCCACCAGCGTCGCGGCCGGCGATAATTTCGGACAATTCTCACTGTCGGACGGCCTCATCCCACCGGCTGGCACGTATCACGTGCACGCCAGGATATACGCGCAGAAGGCCGCCGCCAATTTCATCGTCTACAGCAACGTCAACTCCTCGTGGGAGAAGTTGCTGAACAAGCCGGTCGCCGACGGGCAAACCCTCACGGTGGACTCCGAGATCACGATTCCGGAAGGATGCCAGCGTCTCCTCGTCAGGATGCAATTGGGGAGGGAGGTCGGCTTGATCGGCATGATGAGCGAAATCCTCATCGAATCGGCCGACACTTACGATAAAGCCGTGGGGGGGGGCTTCCGGGCTTCTTCTCGGGGGACACGATGCCACGCGATTAAGGCGGTCCGTCGGGCGGGTGATGTCCGATGATGGTCACGAACCTGATAAGCAATCCACGCGCCCACGTCACGCTGGAACCGGACGAGTACACGCCGATTACGACCGTCGGGAAGACTCCGGGTACCACATACTGGTGCACGGTCTGGCTGGACGTGTCGGGCGGCTCCGTCACGGTGGACAACTGTCCGGGCACCTTCAGCAAGAGCCAACGCATCAGATGGTCCTTCACGTCCCCGATCGCGAATCCGATGAGCCTGAGATACAAGGTCGTGTCCGGCAGTCCGACCGTCAAGGTGTGGAACATGGTCATGTGCGAGCTGGGCGAATACCAGGCGAACAAGACCCTGCTCGACAGCCTTTACTTTTTCGACGGGGATACGATGCCACGCGCCTAACCCTCGCACTGGGGGTGGTGGCATGA